ACAATGTGTTATTACATACGACGCGCACGCTGGTGAATCGTGCTGTCGTCGCCAATGATTTGTCTGCGGATGTTGACAACAACAAGAAACCCCCGATGCCATCGCCTTGGGTAACTTCGCCAAATTTGCCCGTTTCGGCTAATGCCCACAAACGCTTGCCACCAAACAATGTGCCGGCTGTATGCAAGCGGAAACCTGATTCCTCAACCAAATCACGGAAAAATTCCAATACATCGGCGGGTTGAACAATTTGATAACGGTCGGAAACAATGGATAACGGTTCGCTGTTGTCGCTACGATACAGCACATTTTGCTTTGGGAATTTTGACAAGTCGCCATAAAAGCCGTGTGGCAAATAATGTACAGGCGCGGATTCAATGTTCCAATCCATGCCAGCGGCAACGCGCCATTGTTCAATGGTGGCGTTTTGGTCAAGTGCTTGACCCAGACCATGCCAAGGGGTTGCCCCCACAAAAGCCATTTCCGTGTAGCCGTCAGCGCGGATTGTAAGTTCATGTGCCATGATTAATTTCCTTTTAAATGATTAACGATTGATAAAAAAACATTGATTGGCGTGGCTAACGCCTTTGGAGTCGATGTAATGCTCACCACATCCGGACATATATTCAATTAAGAAAAATGCACCGCCAACAACAAAAGCCAAACTGACAAGGCCTTGAAATGCCCAAATTGCTAATTGCTTAATAAATTTCATGCTGTCACCTTGTTCATTGTTGCAAATTCTGTCAATGTAACCAAACGCACGTTTTGACTGTCAATGCGCCAGCCTTTGGCACGTGCAAATCGGATTGCTTGCATAAACGTGCAAGGGATTGTTACTTTGTGCCATGTGTTGTCATAGTCGCTTAACAACACGATTAAATAATCTTTTTTCCAAGAATTGCTTTTCATGATTGCTTCCTTTTAAATGTTTAAAAATGGGGGGCTTTCACCCCCGTTGCTGTTAAACCTTGTCGAAAATTGCACAGTCGCTAAAGTTACCCAAAACGCGAACCTTATATTGCTCATTCTCAATCATTACCAAATCACCATGTGCAAGGGGTTCCATGTTGCGCATAGCGTCACGGTGTGCAATATCTTCTGCCGAATAATGAGACTGTAAGCAAGCAGATTTTTGCAATGCCCAGAAAATGCCATCTCCTTGTTTGTTGTAATCTTTATGCAAACTTGCTTCGCTGTACAAACCATTTTTGCGGCTTAAATTAATTGTGAAGCGAGCGGCTGTATCGAAAGAGTCTTGAGAGATAGTCAAAGTTTTCATGATTCGTTCCTTTTAGATGATTAATGTATGACGTTGTGTCATGAATAGTATTATATATAAGAACCGCGTTTCTGGCATATCTGGCAAAAAAATGTGCGTTTCTGTTAAAAATACAACACTTTTTACACAATGAAACATTTTGTCTTCAAACCAAATTGCTTGCGTTAAAACTGGTAATGCGGGTGCGGGGTGGGGTTACATGACGTTTTATGGTGAAAAAAAGGGGAACATCTTTCGACGTCCCCCAAATGGCAACTACAGCCCATTCTAATCAGAACGGAATGTCATCGTCCATATCGTCAAACCCTGATGCAACTGGTTTCTGTTCAGCGCGTGGCTTGCTTTCGGCTTCAGATTTGCTTGACAGCATTTCCATTTTCTCGCCAATTATTTTGGTTGTGTGGCGGTCAATGCCGTCTTTGGAATATTTTTCCGTTTTCATTTTTCCTTCAACGTAAACCTTTGAACCTTTTTTTAAATATTCGCCAGCGATTTCAGCCAATTTGCCAAACAACGCCACGTTAACCCATTCGGTTACCTCTTTGGATTCGCCCGATTTGTCTTTGTATTTTTCGCTGATTGCAATTGAAAAATTACAAACCGCTTTTCCGTCGGGCATAAACCGCATTTCGGGGTCTTTGCCCAAATTGCCGATGCCAATGAATTTATTTACAGCCATGATTAGCCTTCCAATTTAATGATTAACTGATTGATTTCACCCAAAAACTGTATTGTTTCGGCTTCCATCTCTTTAATGAGATTTTCATCTCGGTCTGCACGCACAATCAATAAACGATTACGCTTAGGCAGTCGGGGGTCGTAAGACACAAAGTCACACCATTGGCGACCCGTGACCCACAATTGACATTGGATTTGTTTGTAATACTCAGGCGGTATTCTGTTGTCAAACAAATAACCGAGGTGCGTCGTTGTGTTGGGGCATTTCACCTCAATCAATCCATCGTCGCCAACAAGGCGGTCTGGTGACACGCCAAGCCACGGCATCGTTGGGTGCAACCAAAACCCTGTGCGTTCAACAAAAACGTTTTTAGCCGCTTCGTATTCAATGCACGCAAATTGTTCTTGTTCAATGCCCCATTCCATTGCCGCGTTTGTAAATGATTCGCCCGCCGTCATCGTTAAACGTTCAGCGACCAATTTAACTTTGTATTTGTAACGCCCAACGGCTTCAGCATTGCCTTTGCCTTTGGACATTACGTCAGCCATGTTGCTGGCTGTAACGTGACCCAAACGCGCTTGCTTCCATGCGTCTGAGCCTTGCTCAATGTTGATATACGGCTGATTATTCATTGATGCCCGCCTCGGTTAATTCTTTTTTGCGTGCGTCTTTGGCTAATTCCAATTGTTTAATAACCGATTGGTTGCCGTGTGCCATTTTGATTGCGGCGAAATAAACCTCGCGCAATTCTTCCAACGTCGTTGTCATTGCAATGCCGTCCAACAACACGTCAACATCAAGCGGCTCGGGTGCATCTTCGGCTGGCAAATCATCGCCCGCATACACATATAAACCAATTCCAAACGTCGCAATGCATTTGGCTAAACAGCGCATCATTGCATCTGAAATTTTGCGTGCGTCAGGGTTTTTGATGGCGTTGTTTTTGTTGTCCATCACAGGCAAATGCATATACATGGATTTACCCATTGCGTTTACAGTGCATGACACCATCACGGTTTCATCAAAATATGTTGGCTCATGGAAACCCCAATGCGCTGTCGGGTCTTCTTGCAACAAATAATCAACCGCCCATGCCCATGACAAATAAGACAAATTGCCTTTTTTCTCAATGTGTTCGTTGACGTTGATTTTGCGTAATTCAATAAATGTTTTCATGATTGCCCCATTTCTTGTTTTGCTAATTGTTTTGCTTTGTCTTCACAATAATCGTGAACCATGTCACAAATGATTGTTCCAATCTCCAATGCACCCATGTGGCCTTTTGTAATGGCTTCTGTTAATTGGGTTTTGTACGGCTCAAGGTCTGCGTCAAATAACGCATCCATGAACATTTCGTAATTTTTGGGATTCCAATCAGTTTGCAAATGCCGTTCTGTGCGCATTTCGAATTCGTGCATAAACTCGTCTGATTCGTGTTTGCGGCTGTCAAGCCATTGGTCATATACTCTACTCATAATTACTCCGTTGTTAAACATAGCACCCATTGTGCTGAATGTATTATACACAAATTTACAATATATGACACGTGACGCTTTAAATTTAACCATCCCGTTTCCCCCAAGCGTCAATACGTATTGGGGTTTTAAAGGGTCAAGACGTTTTCTTACGTCACGCGCAACGTTGTTTAAAACGGCTGTTAATGCAGAATTTACGCGTAATGGGCATGATGGTTTTGCAAACAAAAGGCTTCACATAACAATTGAGTTGTACCCACCCGATAAACGCATACGTGACATTGACAACGTGGTGAAATCGACGCTTGACGCATTGTGTCAATGTGGCGTTTTTGACGATGATGGGCAAATTGATGTGTTACACGTCGAACGAAAAAACGTCATTAAATGGGGCGCGGCAAAAATAATTGTTGAACCCATGCCACCGTAATACATTCCATGATATAGTTTTTGAAACACCGGCTAGGTACGAAGTCATGAGCGTACCGAAAAGAGTTAACCCTTCTCCTGCCGATTGTTTCTTTCAAGGGTGTTTTAAAAAGTGGTTTTATGCATTATTTTCAATTTCATATTGGCGATTATCGCGCCAACACAGCCCATCTTTCAAATGATGAGGATTTGACATATCGACGCTTGCTCGAAATGTATTACGACACGGAAAAACCAATTTTGCTGGACATTCAATCCATTGCTCGACGATTACGATGCAATGCGACCGACATTCAAACTGTGCTTAAAGATTTTTTTGTTTTGCAAGATGATGGTTGGCATCACAATCGTTGCAACAATGAAATTGAATATTACAGGCAACAATTAACCATTGCTTCCAAAGCGGGTAAAGCATCAGCCCTTAAACGTGCGTTGAACAAAAATCCAACGGGCGTTGAACGGGCGTTAAACGATGGTTCAACAGACGTTCAACCAACCAATAACCATAAACCAATAACCAATAACCAATTAAAAGAGAACAAGCGAGGCTCGCGCCTCCCTCACGATTGGGTTTTGACAAAATCATTGGGTGAATGGGCACAAAGCGAACGACCCGATTTAAACATCAGGCAAGTTGCCGAGCAATTCAAAGATTATTGGATTGCTCAAGCGGGTCAAAAAGGCGTGAAATTAGATTGGTCGGCAACATGGCGTAATTGGGTTCGCAACAGCAAAGCGATGAAAGCAAACCCTGCCGACATTATTAGGCTCACCGTTCCCGCGTCAAATGAGCCTGATGCCGCGCTTGAAAAAATTAAAGCGGATGAAAAAACAACGAGACCACCAACCCAAGCCGAGCGTGAAATGCTGGCATCTTTAAAAAGGAAATTATGATGAGCAAAACATTGAAATTGGCGTATTGCGATTACATCGCTACTCTCATACATCAAACATTGATAAACAGGGACACCGAGCAATTGATTGACCAAGTTGGCATGGTGCAATTTGATTTGGGTGAATTTGGAGAATTTTGTTCCACCACAAAAACAATCGACGTGTTGGATATGTTTGGCAAACAATATCGCGTCACGGTTCAGGAGTTGTAATATGTTTGAACCTATTGCATTGGGACGAGCAACTTTTGCGCATCAATTAAAACTTTGCAAAATTTGCAATTGCATGAAACCACCAGAAGGCGGCATTGAAATGAACAGCAAATGGCTGTGTCAACCATGTTGGAATCGAAAAATTATTGGTCGCAATTTAAAACAGAATAGGATTCCCAAATGACAGAACAAGACATATCGCCGTTTAAGGCGTTGGATTTCATACGCGACAACGCATCAGAATACGCCCAAGCAAAAGCAAACGTCGTGTACATGACCGAATATCGCAAGACGATTAAAGCGTCGCTTATGGCATCGTCAAGCGAACGAACCGAATCGGCAAAAGAAACTTACGCGTATTCACATAACGATTACAAAGCGCATTTGCGTGCGTTGGAACAAGCCGTTGCCAAATGCGAACGTTTGCGCTGGCTCATGATTGCGGCTGAAGCCAAAATTGAAGTGTGGCGCAGTTTGGAATCATCAGCACGCGCTGAAGGGAGAGCAACATCATGAGTTGGCCTTTCCCACCATTTCCAAACCCCAAACACAAAAACAATCGCAAGCCTAAATTTAACCCCGACAATTTTGAGGATGCACCGTTATGAACATATTTATTTATACAAAAAAAGGTTGCCAAAATTGCGTTGCGGCAAAGCAATTACTTAAATCTAAAAATATGTCATACATTGAGCAAAACATGGATAACACCGAAGTGCGTCGAGCATTTGAATTTGCTTATCCAAACGTTCGCGGTTTGCCTCAGATATTTATTAATGACCAACGCGTCGGTGGATTAATCGGTTTGCAACAAGCATTAAAAGAATTAAATATATGAGAAAACAAACCAAACGGAAATTTTGGAAATTAATCGACCCAATTCGTCATGCCATATTGGGCGCGGGAATAACGCAAGACCATTTACTTGACAAATTGCGATTAACAGAATTAGCCGCGCTTGACGCAATGACCAAAGGTATGGGCACGATTGCCGATTGGCAAGAATTGACAGATATGATGAACATATCCGAGGTCATGGCAATGGAAGGCATAGGACCCGAGGCGTTACCGTATTGCAAACAGGCACAGGACGCACTAGAACAGGCGGCATTGCGTTATCAACGCACCATGAGTATGGGACTATCAGGAACGGGAATAAACGCGCTACGAGAGGTGTTTGAATATCATGATTTGCAACGTCGAAGCATCCCGCGAAGCGTGTATGAAAAGATGATTATGAAAACGCGTCATCGCATACAAAGCAAAGCCGCCGAGGTTGTTGAAATATGAACCATAACAAACGATATTTAAACGTTTATTTTACAAAAACTGAATATGACATTTGTCGTTACATAGGCGAAATGCGTTACAAAATTACCGCACAGCACGTTACTGATAATCGGCAAGACAATACCCAAGACCCAATGCAAATGTGTATTGATGGCGTTTTAACAGAATATGCAGTATCCAAAACCCTGAATTTGTCGTTTGATTTAAACTGCGATTATAGGAAATTTGGGGCTGATTTAACTTTACGTGATGGCAAACCGTTAGAAGTTAAAAGCACTAAAACAATCGGCGGGAATCTTAACGCTGTGAAAAACTCTGACGCAAAACCTGCCGATTTTTTTGTCTTAACAGAAATTCATCCATCTCACGTTCGGATTGTCGGATGGATTGGGCGCGCAAGGTTTCTTCACCCTGACAATTTAAAAGATGTTGGTCGGGGTGCGTTTTATTCTGTTGCTCAATCTTATCTGTATCCATTTGATGAAAAATATTATCAAGAAACACTATGACAGCGTGGCATCAATTGGTTGCATTTTATGTCGATACCTTGACCTTGGACAAACGCCGTGTGAAATCCATCACATCAGGCGATTTGGCGGTAAACGCGACAACGCCCCTGTGATTGGTTTATGCCCAGAACATCATCGCGGTAACACGGGCGTGCATGGGCTTGGGCACAAAGGCTTTGAACGACATTACGGCATCAGCGAACATGAATTGCTTGAACTGACAACCACCGCATTGGAACGTATTAACTAACAAACAATGCGCGTTCGGCTTGTCTGCGTTTAACTAAACCTTTTACCTCTTTGCCACCCGCTTTTGTCCATTGCATAAAAGCATGAGCCGCTTTATCCCATTCACCACGATTGATTTTCATTCGAATGGTTGACCGTTGATAATTACCTAGCCCTGCGTTGTACGCAAAAGAAACAACAGCGTCGAATTTGCTTTGATGATTAGCAAGAGTAGGAGAAAGTC